ATGGGCAACACCACAGGCAAGCGATCATGTGGAAGGAGCGAGGACAAGGGTGGACTCAAATCAGAAGTGCTTAGGTCGGGACTTAAACCAACTCAATGGCCATCAAGACCAAACCAAAAGCAATACAAATGGGAAGCACCAAGAACAATTAAACCCGGATTGGGTGGAGCAGCTGATGGGGTTGCCCATAGGACTGACAGACTTAGGCTCTTGGGGAACGGAGTCTGCCCACAGACAGCAGAATTAGCATGGAAAACTTTATGGGAAAAAATAAATAATGGCACAGTTCTTGGGATGGGAAACTTATGACTTACCTTGGTTCTGTAAATATTGTAATGAACATTTTGAGGAAGAAGATAAACATGAGCATGAGAATTGTACTGATAACACTAACAATGATGATAATGGGGTGTGCCAAGAATCCTCACCCCGATCACATCAAAGGAATTAGTTGCCCGAAGCATGGACACGGAAAATGCCCCTTTGGATGCGATGACTAGTCACTTTAGTTCAATATATGGTACATTGATTGGATTAGATGAATTTAACCGTGGATGGAGATACTTTTGGGCAAACAATGAATTAAGATATCGCAAGGGTGAGCGTGACCCTGACTGTCCACCAAACACTTATCGCACAGATATACCTAGAAAGTTGCCAACCAAAAAACTAAATTTTAAAAATGACAAAAAACGAAGAGGCAAAAAATCAATTCAAGAATGAGATTATATCGGTATTCAAGAGATATCATGTCAATGAGTCTGATCTTTGCCCTCAAGAATTGGTGGACACAGGGATTGAGGCAATTCAGGAATGGGCAGAGGGAGACTTTATAGAATTTGAACCCGAATGAATATATACAAACCTACAGGACAGAAGATTGAAGCTTGGCCACAGATGGTTGGTCGATTGGAAGAGGAGAAGAAGGAGCTTGAGGAAAAGATTAGTAAGTTGGAAAGAGAAAACTCAGAGTTGAAGAGGAGATGCTGTGATCTATTTAGTGAAGTTATTGAAGCAAAGGCAGTACAATGAATAGACCAATATACGAGACACAGGCAGACCTTGACAATGAGGCAAGGGTTAGGAAGTTTTTATCTAGTGAATGGGAGTGTAGGTTTATTAAGCTGAATCCTGTAAAATGGAAGGTGGACTTCTTGATTCAAAAGGGTAGTAAGTACAGTTGGGCAGAACTTAAATGCCCAAACATGAACTATGGTGATTATCCGTTTATGATTAGCTACAAGAAGATCGAGGCAGCTAAGATATTGCATGATACAAGTAAGAAGAATTTTTATTTAATATATAAATGCAATGATTTGTTGTGTTTTCACAAGTGGGATTTTAGTAGGGAGTACACCTTTGAGTATGGTGGTAGAACTAAAACCACACGTGATCCACAGGATATTGAACCTGTGTTCCTAATTGATCCTAGAGATTGCACGGTAATGGAAGGGTTTAAGTGAATTTAAGCGCAGATAATGTAAGAGATAGCATACCATTGTTCCGCAATGGAAGTGGGGGTGAAATTCCTACCTCTGCGCACCAACTTTTATTTTATAAAACGGATGTACATCGTGCCTGTGCATTGAATGCATTGTGGCACAGTAGGTTTCCAAAGATTGAATGGAGCAATGTGGTGAGAAATAAGGATTACATTTGTTTTGTGGCAGAGCATGACATGATGGCATATGCATCAGCAATATGGTCTAGTCCAATTGCAAGTAACCGCTTGAAAGATGGTGACAGTAGTCTTGAGTTGAGACGAATGGCAATTGCTGAAGATGCGCCCAAAAATACTGCAAGCAGAATGTTGGGATGGATGCGTAGATATATTAAGAAGCATTTACAGCACATTTCATTGCTTCTTTCCTACCAAGATACTGATGTTCATAATGGTATTATATATAAAGCGAGTGGATGGATTGTTGCCAATAGAAGTAAAGGCACATCTTGGACAAATAAAAAACGCAAAAGAAATAAAGAACAGTCTTTAGCTGATAAAATAAGGTGGGAGTTGTGGCTAAGATAACCTATGCAGATGAAGTAAATGCTCACTTTGGCATCCCTTGGTTGGAAGAGTTGTCAATCCGCAAAGGTGAGTTGTCATGTTCATTGACAGATGAGCAGATTGATCAGTTACCTACTGAGAAGGCTGCAATGTTATCAGATTTAATTTTGCATCAACCTACATCTGAGAAAGAAGATCCAATACAATGGGGATGGACACTACCCGGTTGGCAAAGAGTGATGGATAATTTTAAAAATGATAAAATCCATGTTATACTTGGCGGCAACAGATCATCAAAAACCATGTTTGCTAGTCGTATGTTGGTACACTTGGCACAGGCAATACCTGAAGCTGAGATACGAAGTATGCACGTGACAGAAGAAAGGAGTATATCAGATGCGCAGAAATACATATGGCAGAACTTGCCTATGCGGTATAAAAGGGCAAAGAAAAAGAGTGAGAATCATTCTTTACAATATAATCAAAAGAATGGATTTAACTCCTCTAAGGCAATATTTCCCCCCACCCATGAAGGTGCTGAGAGGGGTAGTACGATTTATTTTAATAACTACAGGCAGTATCAAGCTGACCCTCAGATTTTTGAAGGTTGGTCTGCACATTGCATACACTTGGATGAAGAAGTTCCTGAAGCGATATTCAACACGCTATTAGGTCGGACGATTGATTATCATGGTCGTTTGATTCTGACCTTCACGACACTTCAGGGTTGGACACCTTTGATCAATAGTTTGTTAAAAGGTGCTGAGACAGTTGAGACTAGATACTCAGAGATTATGGGCAGAGAATTGCCCACAGAGCAGATTTGTAAGAATTGGCCAAACTGTAGGATATATTATTTTTGGACAGAAGATTCACCGTTTATTGATGGTAAGGAACTAGTTAACACATACGCAAAGCAACCACAGGAAGTAAAGCTTGCTAGACTGTTTGGCATTCCAAGTAAGGCTGTTGAAGGTAGATTTCCAAAGTTTACAAGAGAAACAAATGTTGTACCCCATGAGACAATACCAAGTGTTATTGATCCAACTGTTCCGTCAACCAAGTATTTTGTCTGTGATCCCGGTGGGTCTAAGCCTTGGGTGGCAATATGGGCATCGGTATTACAGGACGGTACTATCTATGTGTATAGAGAGTTTCCTGACACTAGTATGGGTGAGTGGGCTTTACCACATGTCAATGCGGTAGGTAAAAGTGTGGGTAAGGCAGGACCTGCTCAACGACCCCTTGGGTGGGGCTACCAACAATACAAAGAACACTTCGAGGCACTAGAAGGTGGTGAGGACATATTTGAGCGCATTGTTGACCCAAGAATGGGAGCGGCAACCGTGAGAGAAAAGGAAGGTGAAAGTAACATAATTAACACAATGGCAAACTTAGATTTTGTCATGCGACCTGCACCGGGGGTTGAGATCGAGGCAGGTATCGCTGCAATCAATAATGCTTTATCTTGGGATGACACAGAACAGATGACTGATGAAAACAAACCTAAACTGTTTGTATCTGACAGGTGTGAGAATTTAATTAGTTGTATGTTGGAGTATAGTGGTCAGAGTCGTGCCGAACATTTCAAGGACTACATAGATACCTTGAGGTATTTGATGGTCAGTAAACCCGATCACATCACAGGTGCTTCCTTAGCTTGCACAGGTGGTGGTGGATATTGATTGACTATTATTAATTATGTGTATATTATTATAAATTTATGCAAAGCGCTTCTGATCCCGAACTACTTTATGTCAGTAAAGAACCTGATGTAAATTACCTAGCAGAAACCTACCGTAGAACTCAAGCAGATTTGGGTGAGTGGTTAGACCGTAGGCAAAGGGATTACGATGTCAGAAACTGCATGTGGTCAGGCAAGTCTGATGATTTTAAGAAACATTCTAATCTTAGTGCCACAGGAGAAGTATTTCCTTGGGATGGGGCCAGCGACCAAGAAATAAGAATGGTTGATAATCAGATTAATAAATGTGTCGCAATGGTAATGAATGCCGTTAGGCAAGCCCACATAGTTGCTACCCCTATTGAGTCAGGTGACATTGAGAGAGCAAATGTTATTTCGATGTTTCTTCGTTGGTTGATCAATACAAAGATGGAAGAGTTCTATGATCAATTGGAACTTGGATTAAATCATTTCTTTGAAAAAGGTTTGATGTGTCACTATGTTTGGTACGACTCACAGGAGCTAAAACAGCAACAGACCATACGCTTGGATGAAATGGCACAAGCTTTGCCAACAATTGCAGAGGCAATACAAAATGGTAGTATGGATGAAGAGTTTTCTTTATTGCTTAGAGATCAGTTTGAAATATCCAAGGCAAAAGCTAAGAGTATGCTTCGTGAACTTAGAGAGGGTGGCACAACCACGATACCTGTCACTAGACAGGTGGTTAACAGACCAAGACTGAAAGCACTTGCTCCTGACGAGGATGTGTTTTGGCCAAACTACACAATTGATCCGCAGGAAGCTCCGTATGTTTTTCATGTGTTACATATGACACCTGAGCAACTTCGTGCTAAAATTTCATCAGAAGGATGGAATGAGGAGTTTGTCGAGAAGGCAATGGAGTTGTCACAAAACACACAGAGAGACGATACACTTTATAACATCAGACAAATGGATGAAGCCATTCGTGATGATGATGAAACAATTAGGATAGTATATTGCTATCAAAGATTATTGGATGAAGATGATGTACCCGGAATATATTGCACAATCTTGCATCCTGATGTGCCTGATTTATACGCAAAGCATGACCTCTTAGATTATGCGCATGGTAAATATCCGTTCGTAATCACTAAGTACGAGCAGACTAGTAAAAGACTTTATTCATCTAGGTCAATTCCTGAGCTTGGTGAACCCTTGCAACAGGTGATGAAGATTGAGACTGACTCGATGATTGACCGTCAGTCATTGGCAACTTTGCCACCTTTGGAACACCCACTTGGGCGGCCACCAACAAAATGGGGACCGGGTGTAAAAGTACCTTACAGGACACCGGGGGAGTATCGTTGGGCAGACACACCAAGATTTGATGGTGGTAATGTTGAGGTGCGCAGATATATACAAGAAATGTTTGATAAATACTTTGGTAACTTTGCACCAAGTGTTGATCAAGTTGAATCACAGAACAAACAACAGGCAGTAATCAATAAGGTATTTACTCACCTTAAACATGTGTTTGATCAAGTATATACATTGTATCAGCAGTATGGGCCGGATGCCGAGTTTTTCAGGGTCACAGGAATGCAAGATGTTCAGAA